ACAATCACATTCACCTTCTGGAATACCAGGTCCTGTTACGCCATTGGGTGCTATTCCAGTACACACACCACATACGTCTGCATAGACACAAGAATCGTCATCTGCAAGTGCATTTGAGTCATAGTTACATGCAGCAGCCTCCATACATCCAGAACAGGAATTGTTATAGCCTGCACAGACACCATCAGGATTTAGCGCGGACTCACATAAGTCAAATGAATAGTCACCTGCTACTACCCCCGCATTATCCATAACACCCTCCACCATTGGGCAACCGCAAAGTGTATACGTTTGAGTATCTAGTATATACTCTGTACCCTCAAAATATGATCCATTAGGACAGGTTTCACAAAGATCAATTGGGAATTCATCGTCACATCCGCAATAACCTGCAGCATTCTCAAAGAAGGTACCACCGCAAACTTCACACTCATCTACAATATTACCCGCACAATCACAAGCATCTACTGCAAGCCCATTATTTTCGTTTCCAAGTATATTTATAGATATGTTATCTATCTGAACTTCAAATAAGACTTGACCACTAAAATGAATTTTTGGGTCTTGGATACCAACTGCCGTAAAGTGATGTACAAATGATCCAGTTCCTGTTAATGATGTTACACTTGGCACCTCTGCTTGACCTGTACCGTAGTTTCCTCTTGATATTCGAGAAACAGTAGGAGTACCACTAAGCCATTTCCAGTCAAATGTTAAGACGTAGCTAACACCCTCTACAAGACTTGGGTTAACAGGTAAGCTTAATGCTGGATAATTAGCTGCCTGTGCGCTCGTTGACAGTACTGTACACTCTATTATAAAATCTTTTTCTCCCATAATAGGACTAACATCATTTATATGAGTACCAGCAGTAGCACCTCCACCTGTAGTAAGCGATATATTTGATCCGTTAGAATTTGTCGTCTGATCATTAAAGTTTTCATAGTATATTTCTTGTCCGCCACCACCACAAACTAAACAATCGTCTAAAACGTGTCCGTCACAATCACAATCACCTTCTGGGATACCTGATCCTCCACAAGTTCCACACTCACCACAGACAGTAGCTACGCCTGTATCTCCTAAACAACCGCACTCTTGGTCATAGGTCGTAGAAGTTCCATCGCAGACTACATGTGATATGTCACCACCGCAATTTCCGCAGTCGTCAATTTGAGTACCATCACAAGTACCATCTGTACCTAAACATTCACCAGCAGGAATACCTGAGCCTCCACAAACTCCACAATCGTCAATGGTTGCAGTTTCTAGGCAGTCACAAAAACCAGTAGGGAATTCATCACATCCACAATCGAGTGTAGCTCCCGGCCCATCACATATATTACACGCGTCCCATACTTCAGTTAAATCATCACAGTTGCAATAAGTTCCTGCTACTCCGCTTGTGACGGTTGTAACAGGACCATCACAAACATTACATACATCATACACCCCACCAGTACCATCATCAATACCAGTTGCTGGGTCTATACCATCACAATCACAATCACCATTGGTTGTTAATACAGGATAAGTTCCAGCAGTAAAAAAATTATCTCCTCCACAAACACCACACTGATCATTGTAAATACACGAACCAGCACCGTCAGTATCAATTGTGTGTAAAGGATCATAATTACAAGCCAGGTCGTCTGTACATCCAATACAGTCATTAGTGCCGTTTGGCTGACCACAATCGTCTTCACAAGAAATATCATCGTTACAAGCGCCACAAACTCCGTCACATGAAGTGCCGTCTCCGTTTGATACTCCACAACAGTCAGCACAAGAAGAGCCGTCTCCGTTTGGAACGCCACAAGCGTCTTCACAAGAAGTGTTATCGTTACACGCACCACAAGCTCCGTCACATGTTGAACCGTCTCCGTTTGGAACGTTACAACAGTCAGCGCACGTAGTGTACTCACACGTTGCGTCAGATAGAGTAGCATTAGGATCAAAGTTACATGCAGTAGTATCCATACATCCAGTACAAGTAGCATTACCTCCATTACATTCAGAGGGGTCACAGGAATCAAATACTTGGCCAGAACCACACTCGCCATTACAACCCATTATCAGTACGTCACAACCATTAAGACACTCATTTGCTGCTAGCACTTGGTTACATTCACCACAATCATCCGTATAATATGTAGTAATAACTCCTGTTACAGAATCTGGCTCAGAACAACCACAAGAATCACCAGGCGTCGTGTTATCATCTTCAGAAAAATATCCCTCGTTTCGTGGTAAACAAGCCCCACACTCGTCAATAATGTTTCCATCACAATCACAGACGGACATCGTTGTTTGTTCTGACGGAGCTATAACCACAATTGGATTACCGCACCCACATGCATAAAGTGTTATTCCGTCAAGGCCTTCAGTACAGTCACAGTAGTTTCCTAACTCAGTACCAAAAAAGACGGGTCCACCACAAACCCCACAATCGTCCAGATCAGTTGAATTACAACCACATCCTTCCTCTCCACCAATAGTAAAACCACCTGAAGGATCTATTCCATTAGTATATATTGCATCTCCGTCACAAGTACCGCAAACATCCCATTCAAGTGGTCCTCCACATTGGCCGTCACAGTCATCTACTAAACAATCACCTTCATCCTCTATTGTGTACGCATTACCAGGCTCATAGTTACAAGCAGTGCTTTGCATACAACCGACACAATCATTATTACCACCACATACTCCACATCGATCATCTACATTTCCAAAACAATCACAGAATAGAGCTTTTTCTGTACCATCTGCTAGTAATTTTTTTGGTATACCTTGCCCAAAACAATCACCACACTCATCGACTCCAAGACCGTCACAAACACCACACTCATCAACTATATTACCATCACAATCACATGATGCTGGGAAAGTTGCAGGTATATTTATATATGTACAACAACTGTCATTTGCACATCCCACTCTAGTATTCGGGTCATAGTTACATGCAGTAGTATCATGACATCCAATGCACTCATAAGTACAATCCCCATTATCATATTGGGCTAAAGTATTAAAGTTACATGCATCAGGGTTAGTACAACCGCCAATACTTCCACAATCATTAGCTATATTTGCAAAACACTCCTCCTGTGTTAAATAAGCGCTTATTCCTCCTGCCGTCGCAGGTACACACCCGGATAAACCTCCTTTCCCCACAACACACTGCCAGTAATACTCACATAACCCATTATCACATGTTGCATCTAGGTTATAATTTATAGCTTCTGGGTTAGTACAACCGTCCAAACAGTACGTACAGCATGAATCCCATCCATCAGCTCCTACCCAATCATCTGCAGTTACATCTGCCCCTAAACAATCATATTGTTGCCCTGTTGCATAATTTAAAGCATCCGAGTCAGTACAACCTGTCTCTATACACGACCCGTCACTTATTTCTGAATCAGGGTCGTAGTTAAACATTAGATAACCTCCCGCACATGGATATGGACAATCCTCACCGTTGTTGTCGTTTCCATTTACATCAGGAAAGTCTCCTGGTGTAGCATTTATACAACCATATGTGGTATCATCTTTAACGTTAACAACGACCATAATAGCCTTAGTACAAGTATTAGTAGTGACGCCGTTAAGTGCAAAAGTCTGTGTTACTTCACAGGTGTATATACCAGGACCGATGAGCTCTAAGTCCTGTAATTGATACCCTGTTGTCCACTGATAAGTATGAGTAAAAGTTACTCCCTCTGGCAAAGGTGATACACCATATGCTGTTATATTTATTTCACCATCATTACTAGTACTGGTCGTGGGCTGTGTTACCTCAGACGTTACATTAAACTGGTTACAATACGTACAAAGTTCATTTTGATTATCAGCTTCAGGATTATAGTTGTCTGCACCTTCAACCGTGCAACCACCTATCATATTTCCTGACGGAATGACTACAGCATCATCCTCACAATTTGTTAATGGCTTACCGCAAGGCTCCTCCGGACACTCCTCGTTTTTATTATCTATTTGCATGCTAGAACTATAGTTATACGTTGTTGATCACAGCCTCCGGTTGTGGTAAGACATTCACACAATTGTAAATTGTGATTTGTATCGATTGATGCTGCTGCTATGCAGAAGCGTAATTTACCCATATCATTGGTGAGTCCCTGAGAAACACCATTTAATATAATATCATAATTTGGAACAGGTAGTCCTGTATCTGTAACAGCTTGAATTAAAATACATTCATCATCGTTACATTTAAGTCCAACATTGTTATCTACTGTAGCTTGTTCACCACATTTTCCATCTTGACCACACATCTTGTTAACCCAAGAAGGAGCGTTTATATCCTCATCTACTGTAGTATTATCAGCAGGTGCATATAACACAGTGGTAATAGACTTGATTGTATATGTCAATACCTTATTATCCTGCCAATCACATAGACTCTTTTTAGCAATGTTGTCAGCTAAATCAGAACCGCAGCAATTACCCATACCATACTTCTCTGCCCGAAATGCTTTATACACATCATCAGCGAAGTTTAGTTCGATCTCTAATTTTCTTAATGTGTAATCTTGTTGCTCCATTTTTTACTTCTTGTCGGCAGCTGCCTTACATGTTTTATGAACGAAATTCCCATTCTTGTCTTTGGTTTTTTGACAACCACAACTGAAAGCTTTTCCACAGTGTGTGCATATTGCAGCCATAATTTTTTTAATTAACAGGTTTTACAAGTGATTTTTTCTAATTTCCTTTTGGCAAAATCATAGAGCTCCATCCCCTGTGTAGGGTTAGATGCATATTCTACTTTAGCTTTTGCTGCGTCTATATATGTTCTTATAATTGACATTTGATCCATAAGCTCCTTTTTATCAGAAGAAGGTTCACACGGACTAACATCTATAGTTCCCATTTTTTCAAAGTACATATGCATAAGATGCGTAGTTCTCAGAATATTATATTCAACAAAAACTTTCTCATTAGGTGATACGCTATATCTAACTACATATACACCATCTGGTAGATGTGCTCTGTCTTCATTACAAGCCGTAGTTTGTAAGTTAAGAGAACATGCCGTTATTTGAAGATCAAAACCCGGACCCGTCTCTACTAATGCAGAGCTAAATCCAGGAGCGGTTATAAGAAGTTCAGCACAGTCAACCTCCAGATTAGGAGCGTATTGACTAGTGTCTTTTAAATGAAGAGTTTCACAATTTGACACTAATGAAGAATCAAGACTTAGTATATGTTTTGCTGCCATTACAATAGAAGTTATTTAAGGCACACCGGTACCTAATAATAATATACAAAATATATTAGAAATATAAAATAAAAAGAGGTGAGAACTTAATCCCACCTCTTTTCGAGATTTATATATTATTACTCTACTAGGCCACTAATGGAGTAGTTATTGTAAGACCAGTTAAAGTTGCAATCTGATCCCATAACGTGTCCATTTTAGCAATTTCACCTGTTTCGGTAGTATCCGTCGCATCTGTATAACGCTTAACTGCTACAGCAACAATGTACTGATCGTTATCAAAAACACCTGTAGGGTTGTTAAAACGAGGTACGCTGTGTTGTAGGTAGTATATTGAATACGGATCCGCTACTGTAATAGCAGCCACAAGCTTCGCACCTCCTTCAATTTCTCTGAAGCGGTTAGAATCTTTATTACCTTGGCTAAATCCTCCATCTTGTCTGTAACGACCGTCTTGGATAAGATCTCTTAGTACGCATTCTCCAGTAACAGTTGGTGCTGTTCTTACAGCAGATACACCTGTTGCAGTAAGAAGTGGCGCTTCAATTACAGCAGTAGCAGCATCTGTAATATCTGTATATACATCAACTCCTGCTTCTATAACACTTGATCCACAAGCATCACCATCGTCATCAATAGCACTTACAGTTAACGTCAAAGGCTCTGTATTATAAGCGTCTCTTGTGTCAAATGAATTTGCATTGAACGTTGTTGCTAAGTAATTAACAGTAATAGACAAGTGTGCCTCTTGTGCAGGTAACAAGTTAGTAGCATCAGTTCCATCAGCAGCAGCCGCTTCTGTTACAGTAGCACTAACGAACTTACTCATAATAGGATCACCATTAATAGCATCTTTCCAAGCAGTAAGTACCTCAAGTCCTGTAAGTAAACCAGTACCAGAAGCTCCACATCCTGTAGCATCAGCAATAAAGTATTCATTACGGTTTAAAGATCGCAAGACCTCAGAACCCTTTAAGTCAATACGGATTTGAGGGTGATCAGTAGCAGCAAAACCAGAAACAGCAGGAAGACCAAGTTTAACTACTGGATCAGCAGAAGCTAATGTTCCATCAACTTTCCACATAGCGTTTACGTAGTTTTTCTTGATAATCTTAGACTTGATAGATTCAGAATACCCACCGTGAAGAGGGTTACCTCCTAGTGTATCAACTTCATTAAGGTTTCCTTGTACGATAAGGAACTCATCTGGACAAGTACCTGAAGAAACAACAGATACATAACTTGATGCATCAACTAAAGCAACTTCTCCTGCTTCAAGCTCTGCTGTTGTTGTAGCAGCTGCTTGCTCTACAGTTTTCGCCAAGAACATTTTCTTATAGGCGTGATTAAAATAACTCATTTTTTTTCATTGCCTCCTACTTTACTTAGAGGACTTTTTAATTTACAAAAAGAATGGGTTTATTATACCAGAATGAAAGTACCCAAACCTGAACTCTCATCCTTACCTTATTAATATAAGAATTAATTATGTAATAACCAATTCATTAATTATTTTTTTCTGCTGACTGTGAGCCCCTAGCATACTGATTAACAGAGTCTATGTCACCTGCTATAATAGCTACGGCCTCATCTATAATCAATTCAACAACATCGTCCTTAAACTCACATTCAACACCAACGTCTGACTCTATTGTTGTATAGGGATCAAGACAAGATACTATCTCCATTCTTACAGGTTGTCTGTAATATGTTAGTGTAGGTTCTACAACTGTAAAATCTTTTCTATATACTTTGACTGTATTAGCAGCCATAGTGCAGAATGTTTCGCTCCATTCAAAATCAGGTCTTTTAAGAGGGTCTCTCATAATAATATCTACGTTAGCTTCTTCTGCTAGATAGACCGTCATTGCTCGTGCTTCTGTACAACAATCTGATGTAGCATTAACACTAACTCTTTTAAACTCCATATAATTATCAGGGAAATTTGTTCCTTCAAAATAATCATCAGAAACATCCCCTGTTAGTACAACAGATTCAAGCAAGGGTTGGAGGTCATCTACACGTCGTTTAGATGCCTCATCCCCCTCTTTATACATATTGTTACCATGAAGCTGTCTTCTACACCACTCTACCTGCGCTTTATTAAAAGCCTCAACTATCTGCCAACATTCAATGTTGTCATAATCGTTGCTGGCTAATTTATTTAACCTTTGCTTAAATTTAATCTGCAGTGTGGTGTTGTTCATGACTTATTTAATTTTCCCAGAGCTCTTCCATGTCAGCCATATAGCGGACAAGTGTTTCATCATTAAGTGGGTTCTTTAGAAATTCAAGTACTTCAGAAGGTCTTTTACCTAATTTAGAACCTGAATATTTATCATAAATAAAACCATCAGACTTACTAGACATTAAACCGTGTGTAGTAGCGTCTTTAATCATGGCTCTTATTTTAAGATCTTCCATTGTAGAGTTAGATACTTCAATAAAAGTTTCTGCAGCGCGTGTCTTAGATGACTCAACACCTTCCCCATTGATATACATATCCATACTCTCATACAAGACATCTATAGGAGTTCCTTTTGTATACTGAGTGCTGTTAGCATCTGTAACTTTAGTTACATAAAGTAACTTAGTTGTGTCAGTATCATATAGATTTTGAAGAGAAGCTAGTGCTCTGTTTCTAATCTTAGAAAGCTTAGTACGAGTTCCTGTTGTTTCTTTAACTTTGTCTAAGTAAAACTTACTTCCCTTGGCCTTTGCCTCTTCAAGGCTTTTTGCAACAATAGAAAAACCACCTGCTTCAATCGCATACATCTTAATTAGATCATAAGGATCAAGAGCAGGATCTAAAAACATAGCGTCATTTCCACATTTTAAAGACATTTTTTCCCAAAACTTGTGGTTGTCAGGGCGAAGTATCTCCACCTTATTCCAAAAGTCTTTATCCTTTACATCAATAACATTAGCACCCAACTCTTGTTCAAGTTGAGCAACTACTGTTCTAATTTCTTTGATTTTTTCTTTCTTTGCATTTCCCTTAAGTATTTTTACTTCAGGTGCAAATTCATTCAGACCAGTTATATATCTACTGATGCCGTTTCTTTCTAAACAAGCAAGGCTTTCATGGTGCCATACACCTTCAAACAATGTCATGTTATAATTCTCTAGACCCATATTTTCTTTACCTGAGTCAAAATAAGGACGGATAGCAATTGTTTGCGCCTTTCCTTGTTGGTACTTTTCTATAATAGTTAAATTTAAATCTTCCATTTTTCTGGTTTTATTATTTTTGGTTTAAAAGAATAATGGAGGGACCCTAAGGCCCCTCCTTATCCATATATTAGTCACTCGTTAAAATGAACCTCCTGTTATAGGGTTCTTCATAACAATCTTAAGCACTTTAGTTGGGTCCTTTACCCAAACTGCAGGCATAGTCTGCGTCATCATAACTCTGTACCCGTTAAAGTGTCCAGAAGATGCGAAACCTTGAGTTCTTCCCATGTAGTCCATTGTACCATTCTGGTAGAACCACTTCAACTGATTATCCCAAGAAAGCTTAAGTAAGTTGATGTTATCACTACCTCCTTCAGTTATATCAAAAATGATAAAGCTGTAAGAAGAAAGAGGACGTCCATCAATAAGCGGATTCTCGATGTCATTAGTATGAAGGTTGTCAAACGCTGGGTTTAGAACAAACTTAACATTAGCTAAGAAAGGAATAACGAAGCTTGTGTAAGCAAATCCAAATCCTAGATCCATACCTTTTCCGGTAATTGCACCAACATCAGCAGCTTGCGTAACCATACCGGTATTAGCACTACCAGCTTCTGCAGCAATTGCAGCATTAACTAGTTGCATACCACCGATACCTGTTTGTACAACAAGCTCGCGCTTAGGATCTGGTCCTTCAAATTCAACTTTACCTGCATAGAAGTTGTATAGCTCATTCTTGAACATATCAAGACTGAAACCAGACTTGTTGTACACTCGTTTGAATGAGTTATCTAACTGCTTCCATAGACCTACTGATAATCTTAGATCATCTGGTCCATCTTGCTTGATTCGTCCACCGTGTCCCCACATTAAGTAAGTCTCGATGTCATTAGCAATCTTAGATAAGTGAGCTGCTTCCATAGACGTTAAGAACGTTCTAGAAAGTGATCCATTATCAAATGCCTTTTTAACATAGTCCTTACCCATTGCAGAAGCGATGTCCTCAACAGAAGAAAGAGAAGGGTCAACAGACTTATCAAAGTTTCTCCAAATCTCAGTTACTGGTACAGTACCATCAGCGTTCATTCCACCCTTGAGCATTAAGTCTGCTCTAGAAGAAATAGAATAGTGAACGTGTGCTTCTGCTCCACCAACAAAGTTGTAGAACTCTCTGAAACCTGCTCCAGTAGAGATATCAGAGAAACGCTCTCCGTACTCACCTCTTGCAGAACCTTTTCTGAAGAACTTAGTTCCAGCAGCAAGGTACTTTACAGGAAGTCCAGCAGATGAGTCGTTATTAACGAGTTCAACTGTGTATACCCATGCATCACCTACTTGAAGGATATCATCAGCAGTAATGTAAAGCTCCATACCATTATACTTATCATAAGTAATGATATCTCCATGACCAAACTCTCTTTTAGATAGTTTAATCTGGAAAGGAACTCCGTCTGCTCCTAAAGAAACAGGATCAGCGTCCGTAGCATTAGTACCTAAAGAGACAGGTAATTCTTGAGCTACAGGTGTTTGCCACTTGTATTCTCCTCTAGCATTGTCCACCATAATTGTGTTCTTACCTCCGAAAGATGCCATTTGGTATAAAGGCATCTCTACCTTCTGCGTCATCGCCCATAGATCCACAGGACCCATATCGGTTGGTTCAGCATTACCTAACATGTTTGTCAAGTGATAAGAATCAATATGTGAACTAGCTTTGTAGTTTGTGTCCCTCAGAAAGAGACCATTGTTTAAAACTGGTGTTGCCATTTTTTCACGTGTTAATTAATAATTGTTTTTAAAATCTTTTGAATATGTTGTTACTCCTTGGTAGAGTTCGCTTAGGCGATCGTGCTTTTGCTTGCGTCTTAGGTTCACCACCTGAAGATGCTTGCTTATTGGCTTGTGCAGTCTTTAACTTACGCACTGTAGCTTCTACAGCCGCGTTTGTTCCTTTTGTCTTTAATTGGTCCTTGTATCCGGTAGGATCTGCAAGTAACCATAATGCTTCTGATACCAGTGTGTAATTTGGCTCTACAAACTGATACTTTTCTAATAGATGACCTAATAGATTTGTGTTCTGTCCTGAGATAGACGGATAAGAAGGATTAACTAGTCCGTCATATAACATAGACTGTGTCTTCTTATTGACTTTCATATCTCCGAGCGTACCTTCTTTTAGTGTGTGGTAAACATTAGACATATAATTTTCTGAGGCTTTTTGCTGCTGCTGTCTTTTCATCTCCTGTTCTTGGAGCTTGCGAGCTACAACTGCTTCAGACATCTTATCTAACTTTGGCTTAAACTTGTTAGCTTGCTTTTCCAGCTTACCTAAGTCTTTCCAAATCTCAATCTCTTCTTCAATATCTTCAATTGTACCATAACCTGTTGATGATAAGTATTCTCTAACTACCTGCGACTGTCCTTCAACAGTACTAGTGTCAGTACTACGTGTTTCTTCAACTTGTGCTAATGTAGAAAACAGACCTTTAAGATCCTGTCCTCCATCAGCTACATACTTAGCAGCAACCTGTAATTCTTGAGGTAAACTATCAAAGAATTGCTTAGGAGTTTCACGTCTAACTTTATTAGCCCTTTCATCCATGTTGGCCTGAATAAGCTCTTTCCAGTCTTTAGCAGAATAATCGTCTAGTTCTTTATCATCATCGAAAGGAACTATTTCTCCTTTATCAATCATTTGAGTAAAGACATCTGACATACCTTCAATACGACGTCTGCCTTTAGCAGTTGACTTGCCCTCTTCTTCTTCGGCTAACTCTAATCCTTCATTAAGGATTTCATCAACCTCATCAGCTGTGACTGAAGGTTCTTTAAGTTTAGTTTCCTGCTGTACTGAATTATCTGTACTTTCTTCAGGTGTCGAGCTGTTGTCCTCATTTTCTACTTCTTCTTCTGATACTTCCTCTGATACTTCTTTGTCAAGAAATGATAGATCTACATCCTTTCCTCTAGAAAAGACATTTGGTTTTTTAACTTCTTCTTCAGGTAGTGTAATAGAGCTAGCCCCGGGAGCTCCTGAAAAGATCTCATCGAGGTTAATTTCTACTTTTTCTACACTAGTTGTTTCCATGTTTGCTTCGTTAGCCATTTTGTTTTGGTTTTAATTAATGGTTGTTACATATACAATATACTTTAACATCTAGAGTAAACCTTAGACATTTGAGGTATTGTTATAATTTTTTCACAGTATATAGCTAAGACTTCTTCTTCTTCTTTTCTTTCGTGTCTTTAACGTCATATTTGTTTTTATTTTCACGAGCTATCTGCAGATTCTTGTTAGCAATGTCACGCTGTGTAGCTAACTTTTCTTTCTCAAGTGAAAGCTTCGTTTTACTGTCCGCATTATTAACTGTTGCCTGTTCTCGCTTGAAGTTCATCTGCTCTCTATATTGATCCCTCTGACGGATGTCTTTCATAGCATCCTGAAAATCACTTTCTTTATTTTCATTTATGTCAACCTGCGCTCCGTAACCTGCAGACCTGATCTCAGCAACTGTAATATCTTTTTGTCTTTCAGCTTCCTGCTGTGACATTTCAAACTGACGTTGAGCTTCCTTTTCTGCTTTCTGTGCCTCAAGCTGCTGCTGTTGCATTTCCTGCTGTTGCTGCATCTCTTGTTGCTTTTGTGCAGTCTGCTTAGTTTCAGCATCTTTAAGTATATCAGACACCTCAGCAATAGAATCAGATTTAAGTACATTACCTAGATCATATATAGAAGCTCCTGTAGTATTATTTTGTAAAGCCATCTGCTTTAACTGCTCTAATGTAGCTCTGTGATTTGTTTTAGTTGTAGCAAACACATTAAAATCTCGTAGGAGAAGTTCCTTACCATTAATAGTAAAGTTAACTTTCTCTGCTTCAGTAGTCATATACGTAAGACGCACTGAAGGATTTGTACTATGGTAATGCTGAGCAAGGTCCGTTCTCATTTGGTGCACTCTAGGCATCAAGTGATCTGCGTGTTGTGTAAAGTACATCTCCGTCTGAGCGTAAGACTGATTCATAGCTTGTGTTACACCTGTTGCAGTCTGTTGCGCTATAGGCGCTCCTAGTCTTTGAGGATTAACTCCTATCGCATCAAATGCTTGTTGCTTAAAGTGATTAGCCAATTGAACCCTAGACATTAACCTATTTGTCTGCTCTAAGTTAAGAGTTTGGTAGTGGTTGAAGTTTACAGCATTTTCTGTATTAGTGATAGATGTGTCTAATGGCATCATACCAAAGTCCTTCATTGCTACGTAAGCCTTCTCTAAATTATTCTTTCCCCAGTCTTCTCCCATGGAGTGTCTAGGTAAAGCGTTTTGGTCAAACATAATTACAGTACCTAACTCGTCTACAAGTATGTCAGCAATTTGATTGTTAACCATATTATAACCTACTTGATAAGGTTTCATTAAGTCAACTAAAGATGTAGATCGTGTGTTACGGTCAGAAAATACGCGACCCTCTACAGGTAGCTTACATCCATATAAAGAGTCAGTCCCTTTAAACTGATATTGTACTCGTCCTGGCTTATTTCTATTTATCCCTATATAGATAGGATTAACCTCATGGTCTTCAGTTCTCCACGCAGCAGGAGCATTAGGTCCAATTTTAACCCCACCCCACACGTCATTTATCCACAACCAATCTATATGCTCTCCCTCAATAAGATTATCCTTTGTTTTTTGCTTAAACAAGTGAGTGTTGTAAATAGGCTTTTCTGTAACCTTATACGTATCATCAACTATTGCTTGAATAATTTCACCCTCTGGTGTTATTCTAATAAGATGACCCACCATGCGCTGCGTCTTCCAGTAAGTTGTTGTCACACGCATCATGTCAGAATCTCCCCAATCAGAGATGTCACCACCTTCACTAAGTAGCCACTGCACCACGTCACCTTCCATGCTAGGATTATGTCCGTGGTTTGACATGAGACGTCTATAATCTAATCCAGGAGCTTCTGTATTCCATTTATGTGATTTAGACGCATCATAATAAGATCCGTCATTCTGCATACCATTGAGCAGGTATTTAGAGTTTGTTGCAGGATGCAGGTTTTGCATGCTTCTTAACTGGGGCTCATCCATCAAGTAACCATACTTATCTATTACATCAGCTACGGTCATCATATCACATTTCCCTACAAAGTTAGAATCTGAAATGTATCTTGAATCTGGTGATTTTTGATAGAAGGTTAATACAGGATTCCATAACTCAACGTCATAGTCATCCTCATTCATTTTAAAGTGCCAGAATTCTCTGTCACATATAAGCATATCTTTAAACGCCCTTTCCTCTAACTCAGCCATTTTAAAACGCTCCTCATCCACATTTAATTGATGTGATGCCCATTCTTCAACTAGGCTTCTATAGTCTTTAGAGAAGAAGTCCTCTATTTCAGGAAGGGTTTTTAATTTCTCGGGCGATATCTCTTGTTTAAACTCTTCTGATTCAGGGTCAGCTCCCTGTTTAACCATCTCCATGGTTAATTTAGCACGTGCATCATTCAACAAGTTCTCTTCAATAAGAGCTCTCTTTGATTCTAACATCTCATTATATGATGAGTCATCAACAGCCCTAAATTGTACTTTATTATATCTTTTAGAGAACTCTCCAACTAAAACATTTATCACATTGGGTATAATAGGATAGAATTTTAACTCTAATGCCGTCTCATCCTCCTTTGTTAACACGTCCATAAAATCAGCGTATTCATTATCCTCTTCTATGATGTAGTCTGTTTTATCTATAATACCTTTTGCAAGTTTATAGTTCTTAAGTAAACGTCGCCCGTTTTTCTTAAGTTGATCCATTCCTCTTAATTCAAGCCAATCTAAATTCCAGGCAGCCCAATCGTCATCCTTTTTCTTTGAAGAGATGAATTGTAAGGGCTGCGTTAAAGATGCATTGACAGGAGACTTGTCAACTTTAGCCCCCTTCTTGAGATCCATTGCGTTATATACCTTCATGTTAGTCTGATGTTCCGTAGTCTAAATAACTATATGATATATCGGTTATGTCAGGGTCCGAGCACGTCATTACATAATCTATCATTATCCTATATTTTTAAATGGGTTCCTTTTATTACGGCCAGTATGCTTAGATTTACCCTTACCAATATTCCTAAAAGGACTCGTATTTAATTTACGCCTTTTTTGGGGTTTATCCAAGACTTCCAATGATTTATCCCTTTCCCTCCTCTTAACGTATCCCCTGTTCGCATGTTGCATATTAGCAAACGCAACTAATGCTGCAAACGCCACTAACCTATCTACGTTAAGTCCTGGGAAGTATTGTAACATTTCAGTGACTAACATAGGGTCAGGTATTCTTTCTACACCATACGTTTTTTTATAGACTACACCATCTTCACCTGTCTCCTCATGTGTTACTTCTCTGATAAACTCGATAGCATAAGAAATTAGATGACTTTTAAATAGCGTGCCTGTATTCTTCCATCCATATTCCTGGAATACACTTCTATTTGACCCTAGCTCTTTTAGGAATACTATCTGACTTTTGGGCACTAAATACTTTTGTTTTCTTTCTCCTATCATATACTGTATAAACAAAGAGATGTTGTTCTCAACAATAGTCCAGGCGTTATACCACTCTATAATGAGTTTTAATTGCTCATGCGTTTTATTAATGTCATCATATCTACCACACCAAGAAGCTACAATTTTGTCACCCTCTATAAAAGTTTCTAAACCTGAAGGTGTTTCTTTAGTTACCTCTACAGGGTTTTTATAGACAAAGATGCTACACAGAGAGTCTGATGTAGTAGTCTTTCCTTCTGATACAGGGTCGACAGAAGCATAGTAAGTTCCAAAATCAGGCTTCTTGATAGGACGCTCCCAAACCTTTAATACCCCCCTTTTATCCTCTTGCTTTTTGTTTACAGGGAATTCTGTAATGGGTATCCTTCTTGAGGGGTTAGCTTTTATCTTACCTTCTGTCTCTTCCAGGTCTAATAGTTCAAAGGAATATTCCTTATCCTCTATACGCTTCATTTGCTTTGCTAAGAAGCCTTGAGGGAATATAGATTCTTTCCTATAAGCAAAAGCCTCTGCTATGTCAATAGGCTTCTGTGAAATTCTAAGTTGATATTGTTCAGCCTCTAAATCTTTCTTCCACACCTCACGCTCCTTCTTAATTGAGACTAACGCTTCCTCAACTAGAGAATTACCAAACTGATCTAGGAAAGGGGGCATAGACCATTGCTCAGGAATAAATAAACCTGCTATCCCCAAAGTACCCTTATCATCCATAAGGTCTGTTTCAACACCTAGAATACCATTAGCTTCAGGATTAAGGATCATTCTCTTTAAAGGTTTGCAATGATCTAAATCTCCTACAGAACCTGCCGCTATAAACTGACCAGTAGTCATCATTCCTGAGGACATTGCAGGACGTAAGTACTCATAGGTCTTATCCATTTTTGGTGCAATCCCTGCTTCCTCATGAAAAAAGAAACTACAAGGTCCACCTACACCAGCAGTAGCATTTTTCTCGAATGATGCTCCCTGTATCTTAGATCGTAATCCCTTGAACGTCTTGCGGTTATTGATCCTTACTTCAATCTTTTGTTCCCATAACAAAACCTTTCCTGGGTTACTTGGTCTATACCATGCCGTGTGCTCATTAAGAAAGGCTGCATACTCATCTAGAAACTTCCAAGAACCTTTATCATTTACGTAATCTTTCAGTGAAGCACCTATCTTACATACTGCTCCTTCTTCAAACCAATATGCATTAAGTAACTTGGCCATGTGGAAATAAGATGAGGCTATCTGTCTCTTCTTTAAAATAGCTACATGTTTGTAGTTTATTTCAGCCATTATCTCATAGAGAGCCATGTGATATTGAGCATCCCTAACCTTAGCAAAACCATATTTCTTCTCTTCCTTGTCATAAATAGGTAAGAAGTTTAACCACATGTAGTAGTCACGTGTTAGGTACCAGGTTCCACCTTTATTTTTATATATGACACCTTCTCTGCATTTATTTTTTTCACTTTCCCAATACTTAATAAAATCTTTACTACGTATAGGTTTATCACAGTAAAACCCCTGAGTATTAAAAGCTCTTGCTTCAGAGTTAAAAATAAAAGCAGTTTCGTCAAAGTCATAGTGCCCTGGTACTTTAAATACAGAGTCTATAAATACACGAAAATCCTCTAACGTCTTGAATTCTGTTTCTTCCCAGACTCCTTCATTTAGCGTAGGGACTGTTTTATATAGCGACGATGACTGCAAGGATGTCTTCTTTTCTTAGAAGAAGATGCTGCGCACCCTCATGTTCCATTTCTACAGGGCTAGCAAAATCGCTGTAGCGGATGATATCCCCGTCAACAACTTCAGTAACATTCTTCCCTACGGCTATAACAAGGGCTTTTCTTTCTTTTACCTGTTGTGCTTCAGGTATGAATATAGCGGACGCTCCATATGTGCTCTTAGCTTCTACTTGTTTAACTAGAAGCCTATCGCCTGTGGGTATTATTTTTTCCATTATAGTTGATCATATGCTAAACCCAACCCACCACGAACTGTACTTTTTTGTTCTTCCTTCATGTCTTTATAAGCTCCTTTAAATGATTGTCGTATTGCATCAAAGTTTTTTGCTGCACTAACTAGAGAATTAATATTACCATCTCTTCCATGCTCTATTTGAGTGTGTTCCATGTAGTGAGCAAGGTTATCAATCATGGCCTTAATACCTTTATATGCTCTTAACGTAGGCGTCTCATATAAAGCAGAGCATCTGTCTAAAGCATATCTTATCTTAGGACATTCTAGATCTTCGTCCATACTAATCTCTCCTAGAATTATTTCTTCCTTGTCTTCCTCGGGAACATTAAAGAAAGGATTAATATCAGGATCAGGGCACGTCATATAGAATATATACTTATAAACTTCAAGGTGTGTGTCAGGGTATGTTTCCATTATAGCTTTTAAAAACTTTAATGTATAACAATGCTCGGATGGTATTACCTTACTGTTCTGAACGTCGAATAGTTTTATAAGCATTATTTATTATTGTTTAACCACGTTATTAAAGCTCTTACTTCTCTCCTTAGATAGGGAAGCTCATACATTTTAAGATTTTTCAGCACAGGTTCTCCCTGTGCGTCATACTCAGTGATAGGGTATCCATATTTATCCACTCCTTTCTTTTTAAAGGTCACATGTTGAATAATTAACTTACCCGCCTTGAGTTTGGGATTATGCTTTAACATAATGTACATGTATAAACTTAACTGGATATTATAATGACTCAAGTTACAGTCATCCAAATGAGATAGAGGTTTATACATCTTAGAAGTTATTCCTTCCCAATTAGTATAACCTTTTTCTTTAATCTCTTTATTTGTCTTATAATCTATAATATGAATTTTACCGTTTACTACAGTCACTAGATCAGCCTGCCCGCATATAGCTGCTGATTTCAAATAGGCAAAGTGTTCAGGATAAACACCCTCTTCTAGTTTTTGCACAGGTGCTATTTTAACTCCTGTACCATCAACAATAGGACGTATAATAGGAACCTCTACCCCTTCTCTTTCAATAGTACTAAAGTCTAATATGTTTTCCTCTCTTTGGTTATGATACCAGTTTCCCAGCTTAATAGCTCTGTCAGTTTCATTATCCCAAATATCTATGATCTCTTTAGGTTTAAGACCATACCATTTAGATCTTTTATTCTTAGAAGATTTTTTAGCTTGAGCCTTAGCGTCAAACTTAGGCTTGAACTTACTAATGAAACTAGTCACACTAGTCCATTCAATATTATCCTTGTCTAGATTTTCATCTATACTTTCATAACTATGCCCTTCTTCTTTGAATATTACAGCCATGTTTATTTTTCTTTATCTGGGTCTTCCACCACAGTTTCTTTTAAGGCAGCCGTTCCTTTACCATCACGCAACTGCTCATGTAATTCTTTCTCGTCCTCCCTGTCCATAACAGCATCCCATTTTTTAGCATCCCCTGTCAGAGGACAAGATGCTGACAATGAACGTGTTTTAAAGGCAAGACTACAACACAAGCAGAGCAGCAGGGTTGTGTGCCAGGTGCAGCACACGACTTGCCCTCAGGATCCATGTTAGGACACTTCTGACATTCCTGCCACCTATAGCTTGCTATTTCCTCTATATAATCCTTTTTAAAGACGTTATTCTTTACACCTTCATATATTTGACCCATGTTCTTAAGGGCACCTAGTAGTTTACCTATTTTCATTACGCCAGTCTTTTTTTTCTTTTAGTTCAAGGGCTAATCTCTTAGCTGCTTTTTCAAATAATTCTATTTTTTCCTTTACAGGAACATGCGCATCATACCCTTTGTAAGTAGTCTTAGCCATGTTACCTAGGATGTCTTTGTTCCTTTTAATAGCATGGTCTAGTCTTGCCTTACGTAAGTTAAATGTTCCCAGATTGGGAATAAGTATTTTGCTATGGTCTAAACTTTCAAGATTCTTTCTAATCTTACCATAAAAGAAGCCAATGAGATCGTCAACTAGGTCAACGTGAACCTCACATTCGTCTGCTACAGGTTTAAAGAACTGTTTATAGTTTTTAGGGTTGAGTTTTATTTTTCTTTTACTCTCCACTACCTAATATTTTAAAGTCTAAGTAAATGTGACCTTCAGACTGAATCTTCATAATAGGGTTTAGCATAATTTTCTTATTATTCCTTATAATGAGTTGCTTTTTCTTTGCCTTTTGCACAGCGTTTCTGCAAGACTGAGAGCTTTTAAAGATACCTTTTTCTGAGATAACTAAACAAAAGCCCGTAAGGCTTGTAGCTTTTAACTTTGCTAGTTCTGTAAGACAGTTAAGATCTGAAGCACTGATTTGAATATCATTCATAAAACAATAGGTCACAATCTGATACTTGATAACCTTTTCAAGAGTTACCTTAACTTTCTTATCTACTTTATTAACAACCGTCATAGCTTAAATAATTAATGGGTCCTCTGCTGTTACACAGAAGACCCTTTAATATTACTCTTCTACGGTTTTAAGAGCTCTACGACGTGGGGGAGCTGCTTTACTGTCAACATCCCAGTCTGCACCAGCTGTTCCAACAAGAGGACCTACATTACCACCTTGTTTTTGTAGAGGGGGTTGTGCGGGCGCCTGTGGTCTTGGTGCAGGAGCTTGTCTCTGCTGTTGTGGAGCTTCCTTAGCTTCCTCAGGTTCTGCCATAGCTTGTGCTACAAACATCTGAGACTGTATACGCTCAGCGCGAGCTACTTCAATATCTTTTAAAACAACTTCATACTCTAGCTGAACCTTCAGGTGAGTAAGTGATTCTTTGTAGTAAGCTGTAATTTCAGATCTCTTTTTTTCCATTTCTACTTTAGAAAGTTCGTCTGTGCTGGCATTTGCCTGTACATTGGTTTGTTTGTTCATCCTATTATGGTTTTATAATTAGTACATAACAAAGATACAAAAAAAGTTTAAATAAAAGAAGTTTACGTCTTATTTTTTAAATTTTCCTTTTAGGTACACTAGTATCCTGTTAACTTTTCAAGAACCTCATTTATAGCAGGGTGTCTATGATTGTCTTCTAACACTACTTTATAAACGTGCTTTGAGTCTTTGATTTTTGCCACTTCATGTATGGCGCTGTAATTAGGATCCTTTAGGTCTATTTGCTGGTAGTCCCCACAGAATATCATTATAGAGTTTGCGCCTAATCTACCTATAGCCATAGAAAACTGGCTTTTAGTTAGATTCTGAAACTCATCTATGATTACAATGCTATTATCAAATGTACGACCCCTAAAGTGAGATAGAGATACTAGTTCTATCTCTTCCGCCTCCTCCATTTTTTGTATCTTATCTGCTTTATCATAAACTTTTCGCATGTTAGATATTATAGGAACAAGCCAAGGTTCCATCTTTTCCTTTTCACTACCTGGTAAAAACCCATTGTCTTCAGTAGCTACAGTAGGACGCGTAATAATTATTTTATTATACTGACGCTTAAAGAACTGATCTAGAGCTATTTGTACTGCTAATAACGTTTTTCCACTTCCCGCTCTCCCTACAACAAAGTTAAAGGGATGCAATAGTATGTCACTTTTGGCCTTCTTCTGCTCTTCTGATAATGTTATCGAGAATCTCACAGATCCCTTTGGTGGCGTTTTCTTTTTGTTCTCTGTTGACATCGTCATTTACTAATGTTATTAAATCTCTAATTTCAATACACTTCTCAAATTCTTCTTCGTCTTCAAGAAAGTATAGCAAACTACTCAGGTCGTCTGTATTTGGACCATTGTCCAAGTCATGCGCTACTAAGACTGATCCATTCTCTCCTAGAAGGTCTTCAAAGGATTGTTTGCCCGTGACTATCTCATACGAGTTTCTGAAAGCAGTAGATAGCAAACGGTTCTCTATCTCAAGCTGTTCAAACTCATCTCTCTCTTCGTATCCATCTAGAGGATCATTATACTCTTCCATAGCTTACTTTTTAGTTACAAAGTTATACCAGGATCAACATACGATCCTAATTTATATTTATTATTTTTTCCTTCCCCAATTAGAGGGACCTCCATGTTCTAAGCTCATTACGTTAGCAGTTGACATGTATGTTGCGTTATCCACAGTCTCTCCTTTACCTAGTTGATCTACTAAATCAAGCCATGTTTTATTAGGAGCCGCGGGAGGCATAGCGTTTTGTGAGCCCCCACCTTGGAATTTAGGACCTGTAGGAAATCCCGTAGTTTTTTCAATGACGCGTTTCAATCTGGTGTTATCCTTATTTTGCTTTATTTTATCCTGTAATATTTTAATTGCTAGAGGACGCAGTTCAACAGGATTTACGTCTTTATATCTCTCTTCTTTTTGCAATGTCTTTATTATAGGAGCAATAGCTTTTTCTAGTTTCTGATCTTTCTGAAGGTCATTGTCAAACCATTTGTGATTAAATACAGGATCTATTCCTTGATCCATAAATAATTGTGCTCTTGGGAAAGCACCATATTGTTCCATAAATTTAGCATTTGGATTTTCTCCAAATACGCCTGACCAAGCATCTGATATTGGTTGCCCTTTTTGATGAAGAGCTCCTAGACCTACGTCAATAGCATCAGGTACCATTAAACCTCTTGATAAACCTTTCCACAGCCAGGGGTGATTCAATACTTTTCCATATGGTATCTTACTATTTTTCAGAATGTTAGCTAAAGTATTACCTGCTTTATCATATCCTCCAGGTCCCTTAGTTCCATAAAGAGCCTCTCCTACAGCATCGAGTGCTTGAGGAATTTTTAATTTTGATGCGTGTGCTAGAGGATTAAGTCTTGCTAATCCTTTAGGTGCTTCAGTTAACCATTTTCCTGTAGGTATAGATCCGGAAATAGCATCATATATTTTCTTAGCTGCAGCTTCTCTTGATAATGCTTTATTAGCCTGCTTATATGTAACTAAAATATCACCTCCTTCATCTACAACTTGACCTGTCTTTAATAATTCATCTACTTTAGAAAGAACATTTGTTTTCATATCAGCAAAACCCCCTCTAAATCCTTGTTCAACCGGACCTAGCTCAACATGTGGAACTATGTTTCCTCCTCTTATTCCAGAACGCCCTCCTATCCCTACACCTGTACCACTTACCGGATTATGCAGTCCTGTATTACCAAACATACCCGGTGTTTCAATCCACGGCTTACCCATAACATTAAAAGGATTATGAACTGATAATCCCCCTCTAAATTTAGAACCATGGTTCCAAGAATACAAACCTGGACCCATGGCATGCATTCCACCTCGTGTTACTTCTTCTATTTGTTCATTATCTGCACGACCTAACCATGTTTGTAACTGTTGTGTATCATGCGCAGAAACTGTCGCACCAACAAACGGAGTTTTCATATTACCAGCCATTTCTATTCCTGTATATAGAAATCCTGGTGGTAAATTCATGTCACGAGTAACATTTGTTCCTGTAGCGTCTGCAAGTGAATTACCATATCCTTTTAAATGAGCTGTATTAAATAGTAGACCAGCGCCAGGTCCTGTAGGATCAAGGTCTAACTCTAAACCAATACCCAGCGGATCAGAATATGGGAAATACCCTCTGAAGCCAGCTCCGGGGCCACCTGCTGATGTAAATGTAAACGTAGGCTCTACTCCTGTTCTATTTAATTCATTCATAAATGAGGTTTTGTATTCCTCATTTATAACTTCTCCCGTTTCTGGATCTAATCTAGGAATATTAAATTTTTGTGGATTATGCATACCCAGCGCTTCAGTCCATCCTCCCGCTGCATCTAAAGTAAACGGGTTTAAAGTACCGCTTTCACCTTGACCTAGGAAATTAGGATCTAGACCAACTCTAGGTAAGAAATTATCATATCTAGAGGGTGATTGTGAAATAGCCCCCTGTTGCATAAGTCGTTGAACTAGCTGCGGATCAGCCACAGCTTCAGGTCCTGTATTACGGGGTACACCTTTTTTCTTTGCACCATATTTTGCTATTAACCCTTCCTCACTAAGCATGAAGTCAGGTGTCTCACTAAGAGATGTTCCTTTGGCTGTCTCTTTACCTTTTTGTGCCTTTCTTAATTTTTTCATTTGTTTTTAAGTTCCTGACGTTTTGCAACATCCTCGTCTGTAATGTATTTTCTTGTTTCAGGATCAATGTAGAAACGGTCATATATTTTGAAAGGGTTTCCTGCTTGATGCATTATAGAAGCTTGAATATATGCTTGATTTTCAGTCTCCTTTCCTCCTTCCTCTCCCCTTTCTTCTCTTCCCTTCTCTGTTCCGCTCCTCCATCTTTTACTATAGTCACCAGGTGAAAAGTCCCAAGCGTCTGATATAGACATGTAGGGTAACTGTCGTTCTTCATCCCATCCTAAACCCTGTTTATGATGTGCTAAATTAGCATCTAAAAGGCGCGAAGCGTTGTGTCCCCTGCTATAAGAGTCAGCAAATAATGTTTTTTTATTGGTCATAAAGTCCTCCCAAGTTATACCCTCATCTTTTAGTAAGCCATCAATAATAGAGGAAATGTCATCCTGATTAGAGATCCACCGCCCGGTGGGCCTCCCCCCTTTTTTTCCTCCATAATATTCGTCAACAAGGTTACCTTTTAAAGAATACGATGGAAGCCATTCGTAATAATCATCCTTGGGTGTATATATAGATTTGGCTAAATCACGTTCATCTTCCTCTTGGAAATAAATATCTAATAACTTATGCTTCCCTGGGGGTCCCACCCTTCTATTCATATTACTTCCATCGTATTGCCAGGTGTCTTGTGCACCAAACCAACCTGCAACTTTATCAAAAGTTAAGCCTACAAGAGGAACTGAAGATCTTGTAGCACCAGAATGCTGACTGGCTACTTCTTTAGCAAGGTCTTTAATAACATCCCCAAAAATAGGCGTATCCATTAACCAAGGGTTTTTATAGAGAAAATCTTGTCTCCAGTCTCCACTTGTGATATCTCTTATCTCGGGGTTATAATACTCCTCCTCCTCAGTCATAGTCGGTGATGCCAGCTGTGCTCCCACTTCGGGATCAGCTACAGCTTCATAGCCAACTTGAGCTTTAGGTAATGTTCCTCCATTTCTTTTTATGCCATAACCTGCTAATTCTCCTTCACGTGTTGTATGGTTTCTATTCACCACATTGCCAAAAGCGTTTGTCTTCTCCACATCTCTAACTAAAAGATTATCTTCCTTGTCATATATATTAAATACTTGCTTGTATTTTTCTCTGTTACCGTTATCTACTGATTTAACATTCATATTAGTATGTCCATCGCTATCAGTAACCGTGGTATCTTCCAAAAAAGTTCCCTTCCACTTCTCCTTACCATTATTCTTTATTCTAGAATTCTCTTCATAAGAGCTATTGCTATCAACATAAGCGTCAGGAAGAACTTCTCCTCTAGGTGACATTGATCCTCCCGGATATTGTTGAGAGAACGATATTTCAGGTCGGGCTATAGGTGTTATTGGTCTAGGAATTAAAGGTTGTATTGTTGTATTACCCGTTGTTGTTCCAGTGTTACCTTGAACTCCTGCATTACCCTGAAGTTCCCTATTACCTTGAACACCAAAATCACCATAAAATCCTTCTGTAGATCCACCAGGTTCATCAGATCCATTTAGTACCGTAGGTTCCGTACTGTCTCCAATTTCTAAACCATAAAAATCCTCAGTTATAGAAGCTTCATCACCCGGTAGTGTTCTTTCTCTATTCTGTATGTCACTTTCATTTTCTGTTTGTGATTTTTTCCACCTTTCAGCTTCAATCTTGAAATCCGCAAGACTACCTTTATTACCTGCAGCCAACCAGTTTTCGTAACCCACTTTCCAGTTTACACCACGCTTAGAATATGCAACATCGCGGTTACCAGTTCTTTCATCAATTATTGTTGTAGCACCTGTATCCGGATTTACATTTCTGCTTACTTCTGCCCAATCTCCGTATATAAACGGATTTGCAGAAGTTTGATTTAACGCAAAACCATCTTGTGCTTTAGGTAATGAACCACCCATTTGTTTCTCTTGAATCTTATTCTTACCTCTATAATACTCTAACTCCTCTGATTCTACAGGTCGTACTTTCCAACTTTTGCTTTTCTTATCCCACACCTTATAGTAGTTAGGTTCTTGTCCTGTACGCATACGACCATTAACTTTATATACGAGCTCAGGAGCACGACCAGATGTAGGTATAGAGGTACTAGTCTGAAGCTCTTTATCAATTGAATCTCTCTTTATTGTTTTAAGTTTAGATTTAAGTTCTTTAGGAGATGTGTGCCTTATCCTTTCCCATGTTGGGTAGGTAGTTGGGAGAGCAACCCAATTCCATCTTTCATCTTGGGGTGGAGGTCTAAATGCAAAGTTGTCATTGTATCTATAACGGTCATCAAAATCTTGAGGACCTCGTACCTGTGGATGTCGAACTTTATCTAAACGTAATTTTTCTTTTCTCCATTCATCTCGTTCTTCAACTGAATCAAATCCATCCATAGTTGGATTATCATATGTGATTTCATCCCCTTTCTGTTTCATAGACAAGGGAAACTTCTGAGTGATTCCTTGGGGGTATATATTAAACTCTTCATAAAGTCGTTTACGTTCTAGGGCTTCGGGAGAATTAGGGTCCTCTCCTCTACCTTTAAAAGTAACAAACTTATCATAGAGGCTTTTTTCTCCCCCTTCAGGAGAAAAGTGACTTTGGTATTCCCTGTCATCTCTCATCCAATAATTAGAAGCGTCTGGACGCTTACCCTCTAACTCTTCTCTTAGTTTTCTTGAGTTTTTGGTTGCCATCCTATTTCCTTGATGCTCTGGCATCAGGTGAGAAAATTCTGCCATAAATTGATAAACTTGATCTTCTCTGCCTTCACTCATTATTTTATCTTTGTACCATTGAGCTACATCTGGATCATTTACCATATCAAAGTAATGATCTCCTGGTACGTTATAATCAGCGTCTGGCACGTAAATAAATTTAAGTTCCGGGTATGCATGGGCTCTAAAACTGCTTTCACCCTCCTTTACCTTATATTTTTCTGGATGATTTTTTGCATAGTTAGAAGGTTCGTTGCTTAATTTTTCTAATCCCACATACCTTGACATATCTAGTAGATCCATCCAATGAATATCCCCCTTGTGTTTTATTTGAGCCACTGGGTTTCTTCCATAACCTGCCCCACCGCGAAATTTAGCCATTGTCCCTAGTGATGATGGTATACCTCCTCTTGTTTTTACGGTGACAGGTGATGTTTGGACTGTGCCTTCTGGTGTTTCAAATAGATCATAAATTCTTTTTTCTGCATCTGTTAGATTATCATAGCTCTTATCAGATAAAGTTGATATTTCTACACCAGGAAGATTAGTTACACCTTTACTTTCTAGCCATTTTTCATAGGTTGCCTGTGGAAGATGGTTAATACCTAAGTGCTTCTTAAGCTCCTCATAACTCATGACTGGAGTCTCACTAGCCCCCTTGTCGCCCTGATATCTCGGTAATGAACCTCCAACTTGTTTATTTTCGATAGGCATATTTGTTTCAGGATCATAATGTACTCTACCATACATTTCTGCTGGAGTTAAACCTGCAACCGATTGTATAGCATTCTCTAACCAGCTAGACATATAGTCTGCTCCACGACCTTCCGTTTTATCTGAAAGTGGGTTTACATCCCATTTATCATAATAAGAAAGGTAAGAACCTTTTTCATCCTCACCTTTATCTAAAGTGAAGTTACCTAAAACATCACCATAA